GCCATGCGAGGCTTCGCCAGAGCGGGTCTCCTCACCTCGCAGGATATGGGTGCGTATTCCGATTCCATGAAATCCCAGTTCGACAAATTGATTGAATCCGGCGGTAGTCTGGAATTGGCGGTAGCTGCCATCGGTCCTGAGCTTGCGTCGCTCTACCACGCGTACAAGGAAATGGGGATAGCCGTCCCGCCATGGTTGGAGGACATCGGCGAGAAGGTCAAGGGTATGGAACCGCCGCGGGATACGAAGGATATCCTCGGTTCTATCGAGGACGCCATCTGGAAAATTGCCGAAGCGCTGGGTGCCTCCGTTGAAAAGGCGGGAGCACTCGGCGACACGATACGGGGTATCCCCAACGTTCCCAGTGTGGACAGTGCCCGAGAAGGTCGAGGCGGCCGTGAGTCACGTCACGCTCAATTTGGCATGCATGAGTGGCTAGCTCGCGACGCGTTGATTCATGCGCATCGTGGCGAGCGAGTCGATATTTCGCCACGGAGCCAGATAGCAGCGGCGCCGGTGTCCTCGGGCCACAGCGTAGACTCCCCGATCGTAATTGTTCAGCACCAAACGTTCGAACTGGACGGTCATGTGCTTGACAAGAGAACTATCAAGACGGTAGCGAGGGCGCAACGGTACGGGGAGTTTGATTTCACATCAGACATCGCAGATCCGAGGGCGGGATGAAAGCGCTTTTAGTTCTTCTTTCCCTTGGCTTTGGCGAGAATGGCTTCGCGGTTATCTCGAATCCATACGCTGACAAATGCTTGATTGCGCTGGATAGCCACGGCGTTAATCCCTTCACCATAGAAACCTTTTTTGAAATCGCCGATAGACAGAACCGAGCGCACCCCGTTTTTGTGCTGATCAGGTGTCCAAGCATAGCCGCCGAGAAGGTAGGTCGTGTTGCCGGGCGCAGTAATTTCTTGAATGCCAAGAAACTCAACCGTTACTTGGGCGCTTTCCTTGTCGGTGAGGATCAGCCAATCATCGTCTTCTTCGAACTTACTGCAAAAGAAGCTAGCCACTTCGTCCTTGAATCCCGCCTCCAAATCCGCCGAGAAGCAGTAAACCTTGACCCTTTCGGCGGGCTCGTCCTGGGCGTAAACCATAGCACAGCAAAGATATATAAATACCGAGAGAACGAAAGTGGAAAATCTCATGATGTTCTCCTTTCTCAGTCTACCCATATATGGCGATTTGGGCTGATCTGTTACGGCCACCCTACCACTTTTTTCGAGACGCCGGAAGTCTGGGCTGTGGACAGCCACGAGATTGGCCGTCTCCCGCGTACGTACGCTTGCTGGGGTGGGTTTGGGGGCGAGGTCATGGTTTTGTCCGATTCGGGGCTCGAGAGATAGCCATGGCGGCAAATCCCGAATTCATGACGCTGAACCTACTGGACAGCGCCACGCTCAGCCATTCCTCCGAGGAATCGAGCTTGCCGGCGGAGTACATTCAGAGCCTCGCCCGCACAAAGAAATGGCGGAGCAAGTTGGGTTGGAATATCGTCGCCGGCGTCAACGACAAGATCGATTTTGAAGACGACGGCGGGGTCAAGGTCGCTACGCTCACGGCGGGAAACTACGCTACTGGGGCGCTGATGGCGGCCCACGTGCAGACGCAGATGGACGCGGCGAGCGTGGACACGATCACGTGCACGTACAGCTCAGGCACCCGGAAGATGACCATCGCGAGCGACGGCACGACGTTCGAGCTCGACTGGGACTCGGGCGCGAACGCGTCGACGTCGGCGGGCGAGGACCTCGGGTACGACACCAGCGCGGACGACACGGGATCGACGAGCTATGTCGGCGATAACCCCTGCCGGTGCTCCCGCGAGTGGATCGGGATCGACTTGGACTCAGCGACTCAGTGCAGGCGGTGCGTCATCGTCAGCCCTCACAACTTCAGCTCTTCAGCCGTCGTCAAGCTCTACCGCCATACCGCGGATTCCCTCCCCGCCGCCACGGAGGTCGGCGCCTTCACCTACGACGCCGACTTCATGGTCCTCGAGTTCGACGCGACCTATCAGTATTGGTGGATCCACATCGACGATATCGACAATGAAGATAGCTACATCGAGATGGGGCGCGCCTTTCTTGGCACGCTGACCCAGCCTTCGGTGTCGGCGAGTATTTATAATTACGCCTTGATCCCGGTGGACGAAAGCCCCATCAGCGCCACGCCGGAGGGCGTCGTCGGTAAGCATATCAGGGACATGTATCACCGCGTGCCTTTTTGTTTTGCCTGCGTCTCGGAGGCAGATCGGAATATCCTGCTCGCAATCTACCGCAGTATCGGCGCCTTCTCGCACTTCTTCTTCATGCCGGACCCAGGCCAAACCTTGCACTCCGAGGCAAAGCTCGGCGGTATGTACGGCTACTTTCTGGACCGTGAGCCGAGGTTCGGCTTCACATCCCCGCACTGGTGGACCGTTGGATTCACCTTCGAGGAAGCGAGATGACGACGTTCGCCGAAGCCGTCGCCAAAGTCTCGAGCCAGAAGCATCTCCTCTTCGAGGTGGAGCCAGCGGAGGAGCTCTGGAGCTGGACCAAGACGGGCGGCTATACGAACGTCTATGAAATAGCGTGGGCGCACCACGCCGCCACCGATGTCATAACCGGCGGCCTATATCGGCTACTCATCAGCATCGAGGAGGACGGGACTGCGCTCACAGAGAGAGCCAGCATCGCGCTCGTCGACGCCAATGCCGGGAGCTGGTACCACGACTCATCGGCAGAGAAGATCTATGCCCACACCACAGGCAGTGTTGATCCCGACACGCTGGACATGATGGCGGCGATCTTCCGTCTGCACTTCTCGACATCAGGCCGGATATACAACGTGACGCCAGCGGGATACGAGGCACGCGATCTCGATGGGAGCAATGACTACTATGAAACAAATTCGGGCCTCGAAGGCTCCGAGAATGGCAAGAAAGGGATCTTCTCGTGCCTACTTCGGCGAGACGCGACAGGCGAGCAGTGGATTATCGATGGCGATCATTTCTACATCGAGATGCGGGCCGATCACAAGATTCGGATCGTTTGCGCGGACTCCGGCGGCACGGCACTTCTGCTTCAGGATAGTACGACCACATACGGCGTTAGCACAGACTATATCCACATCTTACTGGTTTGGGATGTAGCCAACGCCATCGCCGAGATGTGGGTTAACGACGTTTCCGTGGGCGACACGCCGATGACGCTAGCGAGTGGGGATATTTATTACAACGATAGCCGATGGGGTGTCGGTGCGCCCCCCGCCTACGCCGCATACAAGCTCAATGGCGCCCTCTCTGAAGTCTACCTCACTCTCGACTATCCCGGCACCTTTGATGTTTCCATGCGGCGCAGGTTCATTGATGCCGACGGTAAACCTGTCTATCTCGGCGCCGATGGCAGCCTCCCCACGGGCTCGCAGCCAATCATCTACACACCTGACGGTGACGCTTCTAACAACCTCGGATACGGCGGCAACTTCACGGCGAACGGCAACCCCGTAGAGGCGGTAGGCCCGACACCACGCCACTATGTCTATTTTGAGAAACGCATCCTTGTGGACAGCTCGGCGAATGTGATCGAGAAGACGGCTGATCTCGTCATAGGGAGGCAGCGCACCTCTCGAGGTGAGATCTCGCTGGACAATACTGATGGACTCTTCGACAAACTGAGCCGCGCGTGGAACTGGAAGAATAAGGCAGCACGCTACCGTTTCGGGCTCGACGATATCGCTCTCTCGGAGTACGAGACGACAGGCCGGCTCGTGGTGGACGATATCGCCCCCCTCGGAGAGCGCTTCACGCTCAGTCTCGTCGCGGAGATCGACGCGTGGCGGCAAGAGTTCCCGCTCAACACCTACGCGAGCAGTGATGCGCTCGGCGAGGGTGTTGCCGGTACCCGCATCCCGGTTTTGCTCGGACCGAAGACTGACATCATACCTGATCTGATCGACGACGAGGATGCCGCCTCGGGCGAGTGGAAGTACCGCATTGCTGACAGCAACTACCAGGAGCTGTACCAGGTATCCGCCGTTCGCGCCATCAAGAAGAGCACGGGGGCCGTCACTACGCTGACCGAGACCACTCACTACACCGTGGACCTGAGCGGCTGCACGATCACGGTCAACGACGACTGGACGGTAGGCGGGACCGAGGACGTGGCCGAGGCATACGAGATCAGGTGCGACGCGATCGGCCAACCGGCAGCGGGCGCGGATACGAGCTCCGACTACATCAAGCTGCCTGGGGAGGTCGCGCGCTGGATCTTGAAAACCTTTCTTGGTTATACAGACGCAAAACTTGACCTACCTTCCTTCTCTTCTGTAGACACCGAGGTGCCCTTCGTGCTGGCGAAGTACTTCAAGTCCGAAACCACGGTGCGGGAGGCACTGCGAGGCATCGAACGATCCGCCCTTGGTACGATCCGTCCGAAAAAGGACGGGACTGTCGAGTTCTTTGTCTGGGATCCATGGTCGGGTAGCGCAAGCGCTATCGAGCTTAGCGATGAGGACTTCTCGCGATTCGAAACCGATGTCAAGATGGACACAGTCTACTATGAGACGAATGTGCGCTACGACGAGAATCCTGCAAAACCAGGCAGTTTTCAAGTAGAGACTGCGTCCCACAATGCGACGAAATACCTCACCGACAGCAGCAATTCTATCATCGTCGAGACCTATCTGAAGAATGCCGCAGACGCGCAGACCCTAGCACAGCGGATTAACCTCCTCTACCGGGGAATTACCATCGAAATAGACTTCGTTGAGCTTGGTGTTCGAATGATTGCACATGAGCTCTATGAGCGAGTGAAGGTCACGAAAACACGTGCGCCTTCCACGGCAGGTTGTTTCTTGAGCCGGTTGATGGAAATACTCGAGCTCAAAATTGATTTTGTGACGCCACAGGTCTCCGGGCGACTCGGCGATCTGCGTGGACTCGTCAATAAGGTCGGTATGTGGACAGAAGATGACGCCCCTGCGTGGAGTGTGGCGACGGATGAGGAAAAAGCCGCATCCGGCTTCTGGTGCGACGACAACGGTCGCGCCGATCCGAGTGATCTGGGTAGTGCCAACGTGAGCGTGTGGTGGTGAAACAGCTCCCCTGAGAGGGGTGTGATAGATGGCCTATAACAGAAATTACACTGCGGTTGTTGGTGGCGCAACCAAAGAGTCTCAACATGCCCGCGTCTCTAACAACATCGAGGCCATCCGCACGGTGGGGCTGCACATCCACCTGGGTGGCAGTAGCACCACATATATTCCGGACACGAGCTGGGTGGACATTCCGAACGCCGCCATCATCGAGATCGACGGCACCAACCTGACGACGAACCACCTCGAACTCTATTTCGAGGCGACGTTCAAGGGAGAGAACGCGGACAACCAGGTCAGTGTACGGCTATACAACATCACGGACGCGGGTGCGGTCGCGGACAGCCAGGTCAACCTTACCGCCGACGCCTTCGACCGGCAGCGGTCCGTCGCGCTCTCCGTCCCCGCGTCGACGAAGGAGTACAAGGCGCAGTGCCTTACGGCGGCGGCGGCGACACCGTTAGTTGTGGCGTCCGCGCAGGCGGTCATCAAGTGAGGAAGAAGATGAAGCGTAGCATAATGCTTTTTATTGTAGCGGCGTTCGTATCGGTCATCCTGTGGGATACGACTAGAGCAGCGCAGCGAGTTGTGGTGCTCGAGAAACTTGGCATCGGCATGACGGGCTCGCTCAACGTGGACGAGTTGCTCCACGTGGAGAACACGACCGCCGACGGAAACGCGGCCATCGCCCTGGAGAATGATGCAAACCAGTGGCTCTTGAGGGTGGAAACCGACGAGAGCCTCAGGATCCTAGACACCTCGACCGTCATCTCGGAGATCGAGAATGGGGCCACCACATACGGTGGCTTTCACATCACGAGTAGCGAGACGGTCATCAACGAGGGAGGGAACGATCAAGACGTCAGGGTCGAGGCATCCGGGGAGGCGAATGCCTTGTTTGTTCAAGGCAGTGACGGCAATGTCGGCATCGGCACGACGAGCCCAGCGGTGGGGCTGCATGGCGTGGTGACAGCGGGAAAGTTCCTGTGGGCAGACTCGGAAGCGGATAACAACGACAAGGCCCTGCGGCTCGGGACAGAGCACTACGACGTGGACGAGGAGCCGGTCTTCGCTATGGTGAGCATAGCCACCACAGCGGCGAACACTCTTAACATCGGAGGGGGAACGGCCCTGGGGAACGCCGCCACGATGATCAAGCTTTTCACTGCCGCCAACAACACAACCACGACCGGAACCGAGAGGATGCGGATCGACTCCAGCGGCTACTTCTATTTCACCGACCGGCTCGTGGATCTGGGGGATACGGATAGCTACATAGAGAGCTTGGGTACAGGCTATTGGCATGTTTATGGTGGCGGCTCATTGCTTCTTAATATAAATCCGCTGACGGTAACACTGGGTAATGGTGTGGATCTCTGGGTCCAGGACGAGTACGTACAATTCACCGAAAGAAGTGCGCCCGCCGCACCATCAAGTAACCAAGCCTATCTATTCTCGCAAGATAACGGGAGTGGCAAGACGCAGTTGTGCGCCCTGTTTGCGACGGGTGCGGTTCAGTGCTTCGCCACAGAGCCGCCGTAAAGGAAGGAGATGTCTAAAATGAAAAAGAAACTGCTTGCGACAATGGTTGTGGTGGGGATGATATTTGTCTCTACCGCCGGTGCGGACGTTAACCTCAGCGTCTCGACGACCGCCGCGCAGGATGCCAAGCTGGCGAAGGTTCTCACATGGGTGAATACGAGTCGCGAGACGCCTTTCGCTGATGTAGATGCAATGCTTCTGGATTTACTTATCCGTGAGACAAAGCAGCTCATCCGAGAGGTGGATGAGCGCGAGCACAAAGCGATATTCGAGGCGTGGGAGGCGGCGGATGAGTCCACCAAGGACCGGGTGAAAAACCTACTCGGTGTGCCATGAAGAGGAAAAAAAAGGAAAAGCTTGGATGGTGGATTGCCTTAGCGGTGATCGCGTTTTTCATTCTCTGGCAAATCTGGGGGCGGGGAAGCGATATAGACGCTGCAATAAACGCTCACGAGCAACGGTTGAACGCTATCGAGCGGGCATTCATTCAGGCGCATCCGGAATACGCGCAGCGTCAAACACCACCACCGACAATCAAATAGTGAGGTAAATAATGAGAACAATCGCCTCAGTTATTCTACTCGTCCTTATTGGGTGTAACGGTCCACCGCCGCCACCCCCACCACCACCAACGACTACTACAATTCCCCCCCCGCCGCCTTGCTCAGAGCCATGTCAGATCTGGCGTAAGGAGTGTCGCTGCCCAAAGGAGTATTTCCAGCTTTGGTCTCTCATGAAGGACGAGATATTCGGCCGGCCGGGGGACTATCGGCACGTCAGCTATGAGAGCGCTCTTTGGGCAATGAAACAGCAACTCATCTGGGACGGGGTGCGAAATCCGACGTACGCGCTGAACAGGTGCCTGGGCATGTTTCCATGGAACGGAATCTCGGCTGACGAGGCGCGCGCCGCTGTGCGTGCAAGCCAGAAGGCTTTCGACCGGTTGCTCGATTTCGTGGACGCCGAAGCGGCGATCCCCACGGGCAACTGGACGCGTTTGCACGGACTGGGCAAAGAGCATACGGCGTGGGCAGATAGATCCAGCGTTCGTAAAGAGTATTTCGAGCGCTGGTATGTCGGGGCAGCCGAGTTGTTATTCGACGAAGGTATCGTGGCTCGTCTCAACGGCATCGCGGGCGCCTGCAAGGAGCGATTATGAAATACGACGTCTTGATGTTCGTGGCGCTTCTAACCGTCTTGGTGGTGACCGGGGTACAGGCGTTGCTTCCGCCTCAGAGCGATGGTGAGGTCCTGCGTAATCCTCCACAGCAAATCATCCTGGAGCCCCAGCCGGTCAGCGAGCGCGTCTCCCTGCTCGAGCGCGACTTCAAATATCTGAGCGGGGCCGTCGAGGAGCTCCGGGAGGAGCTTCGCCGGCAAACAAGCGAGATCAAACAGATTCTCAGGGAGCAGAACGACGAGACCGAGAAATGGATTGTGATTGTCCTCGGCCTGCTCATCACTGGAGATCGCGGTTGGGCGATTCTCCAAAGGGTCAAGAATAACCGAAAGGAGAAGTGAGATGTTAAACAAAGTGAAGTATGGAGGCTTGGTGGCCGGGATCATCATGGTTATCCGTTGGATTGCGCCAGACGTCGAGATTCCGGAAGGACTGCAAGACGCGATCATGCTGATTATAGTTTTCTCTTTGCAGTGGTTAGTGAAAGAGAACGGGCGCACCGTGAGCCGATTGAAGTTCGGAAAGGGCGGAAGGAGCGCGCTCGGTGTGGCTATCCTGGCCCCGTTTCTCTTGCTTGGCTCTCAGCCCGCGCAGGCCCAATCAATCCAAAGCGACATATCGCTTGGCGCAGGAAGCGTGTTTGGCGAGGAGGACATCACCTTTGATCGGGATGCTCTCTTCGTAGCGATTCATTGGAGCGGCGTGGAGCTGCCGATGAATACAGGAAGCGGACTTGGCATAGAGTTCAGCTTCCCCGAGTACCCGGATGCGCGGGCGGTGTACTCGCTCTGGTCACTGAATCGAGTCAAGGTCACTGACGGATTCTACACGGGGACCGACATGCGGATCACAAGGGAGACCGATCCTGATTTCGCGATACGGTTAGTAGTCGGAGCGAGGCTCAAGTTACCAAGTTCGGAAAGTAGAATCTCGATAGAGATCTACAGTCTTGAGGATGGGCGCCCGATCTATTTTGCAGTGCTCTACAACTTCTAGGGGGGCGACATGAAGTGCCCAACAACTGGCGAAGAGCACCAAGACTTCGACTTCGATGCCGATGGCTTATCGACGACCGGCCTGTGCGACTGCATATCGGTTATTCTTGACCCTAATCGCAATGCAGCCGCGTCTGCCGAATTCAATCTCGAAATGACGCCGACTGAGGATGGTCCCGAGGGCGAAGAGAGCTACGAAAATCCAGAGGTAAGCGATGACTAAGATTGATGTAGGCCGCAAAGGAAAGTTCTACACGCTTAACGGGCAGATCGTGAAGCCTCATGAGTTTATCGGGATAGATGGCTTCAAGTGGATCAACCACATCGTTGCTGGCATCGATACCGGGGACGTGCGGCACTTCGACAACGCCCGCCGCTACATAGAGCAAGGCGTTCTCGGGCTCGGTTGCCGACGGATGCGCTCTCCCGTCGAGCTCCTATTCTGGGGACCACCATACTTTGACCTTCCAGCGGATGGGATCGCGCCATACAACGTACCGAACGTGGCCAATACGCTCGATCTGGTGGATCTCCGCAGCAAGAAGGGCTCGCGCTTCAAAATGGCAGCGAAGCTCAAGAAGGTCATCCGAATCTACGTGCGGATGGCAAGGGAGTTCGGCATCGTGATCGAGGTTCCCTGGCTCTGGACAATCAAAGGCCAGGCAGGTAAGCGGACCAAATTCCACCCCGATCCTAGACTTGATACGGGTAACATCAGCGCGTGGAATGAGCACTACCTCGCAGCCCGCGGCATCGGCGGATACCTCGAGCAGCTCGCAACCGAGGGAGACGGCGAGGGATCTGACCGCGTCGACCCCGGCGGGCTGAACCTCATGTCCGATTTCTGTAATGAATACCAGGTCCATGCTGATGTATTCACTCGGGGACAGCTCCGCAACCTCGCGCGTCGCTGGCAGACGCGGGACGCCCCCTCACAGCCGGTGATTCTCATCTCACAGGCGTCGGGCTTGATGGACGAGTACGATCCGCCGCTCGAAAGCAAGAAAGGCGTGGAAGGATTCGACGGCCCCTGCAAGCATTTTCCCCGCTCGAAAGAGAAGAACTCACACGGAAAGAAGGTGGATTGGGACAAGACCGGTGCCGCCGCGCGACAGATGTGGCCGAGTGAGCTTATCGATGCCAACGAGTCCCAGCTCGGCCTTACACAGGAACAGCGCGATTTCTGGGTGCCGCTCATCCCGAAGTGGGCTGGTCTCGGTAGCACCGATATGGCGAAGTGGGAGCGCATGCATGAGAACTTCATCGTGAACGAGATTTACACGACACTTCACACCTTCGGCGGTATGGACGGCGGATGGCCCGCCACGCCCCATACGGTAGTCGAGGAGACTGTGTGTCGAATCACCGACAGTGAGCATGAGCCACCGCCACCGCCTCCCCCGCCTCCGCCGCCACCGGAGAAAAAGGCGTCGTATATACCCGTCATCAGTCTCGCATACGACGAGATCCTTGAACGGCCCAGGAACAGGCGGGGCAGGTATAGAGGCTTCCACGGTGACGAGGGCGGTCTGGAGTTCAAGGATCGCAAGATGCGCGAGGGCATGACCGAGGCGAAGATGCGTGAGGAGATGATTCGGTCTGAGGAGTACGCGGAAAATCATCCAGAGGAGTGATGGGGCTGGTCAGCGTCAACGGCATCACGGAAGGTGTTTCGCTCCAGGTCAATTCTACTTCAGCTTGCGTTTCTCTTCGAGGGTAAGTTCCGGATTCATTCAGGAAGCGCACGAGCCAGTACTCACAGTCTTTTTCTTCGCGCAACCTTTTCACGAGACGCGCCTCCCCCTCGACAAAGGACTTCGCTTCATCCTTCACTACGAGCCAATGGCCTCGCTCATCAGTGAGTGGGAAGACGCCGCACTTGAGCGCTGGGAGGCGAGCGATGGCGAAGAATAAGCGCGTCAACGTCAAGGCCATCCTGGCCGATCCGGATCTCCGGCGGAAGCTGATGGTGTCCACGATTCAAGCAACGCAGGCGCGGGAAGGAATCGACACGACCGAGGAGCAAGCGGATCGGGCGTACTACATCGTTAGTGAGGGAGAGAAGGTCGCATTCTTTAACCTAGAGATGTTTCGGTCAGGAAAAGATGCTCTGGACCGAAGGCGCGATGCCTTCGTTCAGGCCGTCGGCGGCAAGGAGAAACGCACTCGATTTGACGTGGCTCGGCGAGATTTCGCGATCATTGAAGGTGCGCCACTAGCCTATTCCAGAATCGGCGTGGTGGCGCACCTCTTCCGCGACCACGTGCCAGTGTGTCCTTCCATTGGGGAGACCAAGATCGGCCATCAGACTTTCAATGATGATCGCTTTGTTCGAATGTGGTGGGAAGTAGACCCTGACTCCGTTGGCGCAGGAGAGAAGTGGCGGCCTTTCGCAAAGGGCGGCGGCTTTTCCAGATTCCATAGCGATGTCTATTTGGTCGTTCGTTGGGATGATCGTGCTCACAGAGCTTATGCGGACCGCAAATCCAATTTCAATGTGCTCCTAACGTCAAGCAGTTCGGGATATCTGCATCGACCTGGTCTGACTTGGCCGAGACGTACTGCCAAGGGATTCAACATTCGTTGGATGCCTGAAGGATGCATATTTGGAGACAAGGGGCCAGCCTTTTTCCCTAATGACGTTTCGGATACTGCCATGATCGCGGGAATCTTAAATTCGGCCATGGTTGAGTTCATTATGGGGTCTCTCACATCCTTTAGCTGGGAGGCGGGCGTCCTGCGACGGGTTCCAGTCCCTCGGATAAACAAGGAAAGGAAGGAACGGCTTGGCGAATGGGCTCGCTCAATTCACGATACAAAACTGAAGTGGGACGAAGGTAATGAAATCTCGACAACATTTCATCTGCCATGGCTAATCTCTAAGACGACAAATACAGACAACGTCGCCATCTCGGACCGCCTAAAGGTCATCTCGTCACACGCGGCCAGTGAAGAGTCCCGAATTCAAAGTTTGTATGCAGATCTGAACGACGAGGTCTACAAGCTCTACGGCATCTCCGACAGCACTCGGACGATCATCGAGGAGACCCTCGGCGAACGGCCGCCCGAGATTCTGTGGCCGCAGATGGAGCGCAAGACCGTTGAACAGAAGCGTATGGAGCACGTCTGGCGTCTGCTCTCCTATGTGGCCAAAAGCGTCGTCGAGGCAGACGAAGATGGTATCGTTCCCTTCTCCCCCCTTTCCGGCGAGACAAGCCTGCTCTACCGCGTTCAGCAGGAGCTCGCCCGGCTTTTCCCCGAACAGGACATCAACCAGGTCGAGGTCGAGATCACCAACGAGCTGAAGCGCAAGGTCAAGGGCTACAAGCATGCATCGAGCATCGCGGAATGGCTCGACAACGTCTACTTCGACTACCACGTCGCGCTCTATAAGAAGCGCCCCATCATCTGGCACATCGCGAGCACTCAGGGCAGCTCGCCTTTCGCGTTTGGCGCGCTTTGCCACTACCACAAGCTTGACGGGAACCGCATGGCCAAGCTGCGCGCCGGCTACCTGCGCGATGCTATCGAGGCGTTTCGGCGCGAAGCTGCGCTGGCCGACAAGGAGGGCCGCGCAGACGACCGTGTCGATTGCCAGGCGAAGCTCGAGGAAGCGCAGGCCCTCGACCGCCGGCTTCAAGCGGTTCAGGAAGGTCACTACGAAGGTGCCGAGGGCGGCGACCGTGACTATCGCATCCTGACGCCGTGGAAGTCGCCGGAGAATCGACCCAAGGGATGGGACCCGGACATCGACGACGGTGTGAAGGTCAACATCGAGCCGTTGCAGAAGGCCGGGATCCTGCGCATCGGGAAAGTGGTGTGATGATCCTCCAGGCGCTCATCGACCAGCTCAAGCAGCGTTTTCAGCACGAGAAGCGCACGGGGCCCAGAGGTGGATCCCGAGCGTTCGAGAAGTTCATTGAGGATCTCCAGGGACTCGCGGATGCTCTAGACCTCCACTTGGAGCTGCAAGCCGTAGATCGCGACAAAAGCGCCATTAATACGCTTCAGGCCTACCGTAACAACCCGCCGGCCGCATATGACCTGAAGCTTAAATTCTATCTTCCCGCGGATTTAGAAGACCGCCTCCAAGCCCGTTTGGAGGAGGCTGGCATAAAGACCGTGGACGAGGAGGAGTTGCTTCCGTCGGTCCTCATACCATCGAGACCCGGAGGGCTCTCGCCGGCGGACATACGGAAGGCTCGCCAGAAAGCCGGGTGGAAACAAGCGGTGCTCGCGGATAAGGTCGGAGTTTCTCAAAAGGACGTCTCCCTTTGGGAGAGTGCAAAGAAGCCTCTCCCAAAGAAGCGGGAAGACCGTCTCCTGGAACTCCTGGGAGGTTACCTTTAATTCCGCCCGCATTCCCACAAAGTCCTAAAAAGATCCTTCCATATACCCTCTAAGTCCCAGAAAGTACCCGCGATATACCCTCTAAGTCCCAGAAAGTACCCGCGATATACCCTCTAAGTCCCAGAAAGTAATGGGTAGCGTTTTACAAACCTAGCTATTTCAGCAATTTATGAGCAAGAAGAAGCTTACAATACTCTTACAAAGAGTTACAATCCTCACCACAAACTCCTCTGCTCCGAAATATCATCCAACCGATCCGCCGCGTCGAGATCCCGAAGCGGCAACCATGAGCCGTACAAGTCCACCGTCATCTGGATACTCGCGTGGCCGAGCTGCTTCTGAATGTAGGCAGGATTCGCGCCGGCCTGGAGGTGGAGGCACGCGAAAGTATGCCGCAAGCTGTGAGGCGAGAAGTGAAGCGGTAAGCGCGCCGCCCTGAGCACGTCCTTGAACAATGCTGAGATGCGCCCATAACTTCGCATCGGCTTCCCCGTGCTCGTGGTGAACACCCAGTCCGGCATATCGCGCCAGCCGAGAGCCAGTTTTTTCTCCTTGTGCTCCTTCTGCAATTTTCGGAGTGTATCACGGAGCTGGAGGCTCATATCCACCTTGCGGTACGAGCTCGCCGTTTTCGGGAATGCCTGGAGCCTCGTCCCCACCCAGGTGCGCGCCACCAAGATCGTCCGCTCCTTGAAGTCCATGTCCGTCCACTTGAGCGCCGTGGCTTCTCCAGTCCTCAGCCCGGCTCTAGCCATCACCATGATCAGCGGGTATATAGCGGAGCCGATGGCTCGCGCCGCCTCAAGTAATTTCTGGAGCTGTTCCTTCGTGAACGCCTTGCTGACTCCCGCGGTCGTCTTGAGCTTGATTTTGAGCTTTTTGGACAAGCCCTTCACCGGGTTTTTCGACAGCCCTTCGTACTCCACGGCAAACTCGAAGATCGAATAGAGCGTGGTGCGCAGTCCGTACACCGTCCGCGGCGCGAGTGTTGCCATTTTCCCGGTGAGATACTCGAGAAGCATGCTCCTCGTGATCTTGGCGATCTTGAGCTCGCCGAATCTCGGGAGTAGGTGCAAGCGAAGGTGCACCTCGTAATGCTTCCAGGACTGTGGCCGGATGAGCGCCTTCGTAATATTTAGCCAGCGCATTGCAACAGCGCCGAATGTTTCCCGTGGATCCCTCCCCGGATCCCGCGTTTTTTCGGCGAGCAATTGCTTTGCCGCCGCCCGGCTCTCGCAGGTTATCCACCGGCGCTTCCCGTCTTCATCCCGATAGTCGACCCCCCATTTTTTCGCAAATGGACGATAGCGTATACAAGCCATGATGCCTCCGATCGTCCGAATAAGAGCTGCTCGAGCGGATGATCGGGGCCTTTCCCCTATATGGCATTTCGACGGAATCTGTTACATCATTCTGTGATCTGGGTCACAAATAGTCATATATATGTCTCGCGGGAGTGTCTCAGTTGACAAAAAGGCGAAAAACGGGGTATAGACGCTCATGGAATTGGCGCTCAGAAGCGTGGACACGCAAGCTGACGGCAACGGGAGGCTATCCATGATCTGCGTACACTGCGGCTCCGAATTTCGCCCTCAGAGGCGCACACAGCGATTTTGCCGATCCGGCTGTAAGGACAAATGGCATCGCCGCCAGAAGGAGCGCCGCAACCAACCGCTCGGGATATCCGCCGCCGCCGGTGAGCTCGGGATATCCCGGTATGCCGTCAGGTATGCGATAGAGCGGGGGGGACTCCAGGTCGTCGAGATTCCCACGACCGGACGACCATGGCGAGGTATCACCCGGCGCGAATTGGAGCGGTACCGAGCCAACCGCCCGATCCGCCAGCCCAAGCCCGAGGACAAGCCCGAGGACATGGACGCCGAGATACGCTTTGCCGTGGGGGAGATGGTTCGGCGAGTGAGGGATATTGCGTCCCGAATCTGAGCGGGCCGAGGCGCACACTGGCGCTGTATGCCACTCAGGGATTCGGCCAGGTGCCCTAGCCTTCCACCCCCCTCCCTAGAGGCCTTACAGCGCGATCCTGGCGCTTGTAACTCCTTGTAAATAATAGGCTTACGGGGGCGTTTTTCCGCTTTTGTAAATAGCTGCAAATAAAGAGTTTATATGCCCCGATTTAAGCGGTTACGACTTTTTGCTCCCGGTTGCAATCGAGCCGCAAAACGGGGCTGTAAGTCATTGCAAGTAGAGGGGTAACAGGCTCGGAAAAACGTGTCATTTTTTACTTGAAATACCCAACGTTGGGATATATTATGTAGGCATGATGATAAAGAAAAAGGAGGGCGAAATGGAGAGTCAAAAATGTGAGGGATGCGGAGAACTGGCCGATCTGTACTCTGTAGCTCAGCGCGACGACGGTACCCACTACGAGCGCATGGACGGCTCGTTCGGCGAGTCCGATTCGCAGCTGTGCGTGGACTGCGCCGGAGACCTGCTCGACGAAGAGAAAGCACACCGCAGAAAAGCCGCCGCTCAGATGGGACGCGCCAAATCCCCCGCCAAAACCGCCGCCGCCCAAGAGAACGCCAAAAAAGGCGGTCGGCCCCGCGTAAAGACAGCAACCAGATTTCACCGAGACGGCTCGGTGACATATTGGTCCGTCTGCGAGGAGCGCTGGAAGGGGCGCGAGATCTATGTGCCGGACGAGGAGCTCGCGGCAATGCCCGGCAAGGAGCGGGATCGGGTGCGGAAGCATCTGGCACAGGCAGAGGCAGTCCGCAAATTGGACGAGGAGGCGTGAAATGAATGTCCATTTTCTTGTAGGTATCACATCGTGGTGCCTAAAAATAATTGAAAATAGTTCTTGACATGGACGTTTGCTTACAGCATAAAGGGAAACATGAAGGCAAATGAACTGAGAAAAATCCTCGAATCACTCGGAATGAATCAGAGCGAGTTCGCAGAGGAGCTTGCAGTAGAACAGTCAACAATATCGCGATGGTTGAGTGGCGAACACAAGATAATTCCAGCAATGGAGAAACACATTCGCCGTACTGCAGAGGAGCTTTTGGGGAAAGCTTCATAATTTAGTTGAGGTTGAGACAAATCGTGGAACAAAACCACCTCTCAACACAACCTAAACCAAACACTTCAATAGACTTCCGCATTTTTTTGATACCCCTAGAATTGAATCAAGGATTCTACGCTCTACCCAACTCCAAGCAACTCCATGAACTCCATGAACTCCATGAACTGAGAGCAAGAACTTACGGGGTTCCCGAACTCCATGAAGGCGACAAATCTGGGACAAACCCTAGAGCTTCTAGGGTGTCCGGAATCGGACACTCCTTCCCTTATTCTGGTTGGACGCGGCCCCGGGCTAAGGCAAGGCGCCGTAGTCGACCAGATAGCCCTGGGTGGTTCGCGGGTTCGAGTCCCGCTCCCTCCCGATGCAAAGGGAGGGAAGCTGAGAGGCATCACGGCCCAGGGCGAATCAGAGGCTTGTCATGCGAGAGGAGGACATATTTGCTTGAACAAAGTTTCTGGCAATTTCTGGGATACGTCGTAGCTCTCGGGTGTCTGTGGCTCATCGTGTCGATAGCATTTGCGAGCTTCGTCGGCAACATCATCCATCGCGTCAATCCCTTCGACGAGGAGTAGCAATGAAGAAAGGCGAAGTTCGTGAAATCAAGAACTGCACCATGAGCGGCAAACCAATTATTGAGGGTAAGGCGACTCTTGTCCGAAAGATTGGCGAGCAATGGGATCGGGAGCAGTGGATGGTGCGGTTTCCTGGTGAGTCACAGCTCTACCCGCGCTGGATCGAAAAGGGCGTGGATGATCCATGACGGCTACGACTCTCGCGGAAAAGCCGGAGCGGATGACCATCGACGAAATTGGGAAGGTGGTCCCAGCTTCACCAAAGCAAAAAGAAGAGGGGTGGGTCTCGTGGTTTGTGTGGTGCGAGGCGTGCTCGAAGCTGATCAAGGACGGGCTTACGGCCTCTGCTCATGCGCTGTCGGTGGTCGACATACACCGAGCGGAAAACCCTGGACACCCACCCGAATCTATCAAGGCCATGACGCGGGTACACGTGGAATTCGAAGTGTATAGCTCGTGAACGAAATTGGCCCGGCCGCCTGGAAAGCGTGAAGCCGGGCCGAGAGAAAGGAGAATCAATGCAGAACGTAGCAGAATCCCAGAACAAAAGCAAGGAAGCTGCAAAACTCCAGCACATTAGACTCACGGAGTTGTCTCTTGAAAACTTCAAAGGGTTGCGCCGGTTCTCGCTCAGGCCACAAGGGCGTGACATGCGGGTGCTGGGTGACAATGGGACCGGCAAGACGACATTAGCCGACGGGTTCTCGTGGCTGCTCTTCGGCAAGGACTCTCAAGGGCGGGCCGACTTCGACATCAAGACGCTCGACTCTACGGGTAACGCCTTCCACGGCCTGGAACATGCCGTCCAGGCTCGCATTGAAACCGACGGCAGAGCGACGGAGCTGCGCAAGGTTTACCGCGAGAAGTGGACGAAACGACGGGGCTCTGCTGAGAAGGAGTTCACAGGCCACACGAGGGAACACTCCATCAACGGCGTCCCTGTCAGTCAATCCGAGTACGAGGGACGGAACGAGCTTTTGGGCAGTGAGCGGGTCTTCCGGTTGCTCAACAACCCCATCGAATTCGCCGAGCGTATACACTGGCAGGAACGCCGGCGCATCCTGCTCGAGATATGCGGCGATATCTCGGACGCCGATATCCTCGCCTCCTCTCCGGAGCTCGCCGACCTTACCGGTGTTCTCAAAGGCCGCTCAATCGCGGACCATCGGAAGGTAGCGCAGGCCCAGCGACGGAAGATCAACGACGAGCTGCAGCGTATCCCTGTACGCATCGACGAGGTGTCCCGCAACCTACCAGAGGCAGAAGGCGACCTCGACACCATCAAGGATCGTCTCGAGGCGGCGAGAAACGCAAGGCAAGACGCGGAGGCCGACCGGTCACGCATCGAATACGGCGGCGAGATAGCCGAAAAGACGAAGCGGCTTCGCGAAATAGAAGCGGACATCCTCTTGGATGTCACTCGCGAGCGCGAATCCCGAGACAGAGAGGCGGAGGGCTTGCGGTCGGAGCTGAGCAATGTCCAGGCTGTACTCGATGGCGCGGAGCGTGCCGGCAATCGGCTACGAAGAGAGTTCGCGGAAGCAACGGAGGAGCTCTATTCGCTCGAGCCGCGCATGGAAGCGATGCGCAAGGAATGGCACGAGGTCGACTCAGAAACCTTCATACCGGTGGCTGGTGATGATGTCTGCGCAGCGTGCGGGCAGGCTCTTCCTGCGGACCAGGTCGACAAGGCTCGCGGGAAGGCTTTGGCGGATTTCAATGCATCGAAGGCGAAACGCTTAAAAGCAATCACAGATGAGGGTAAACGGCTCCGCGAACGAGCGGATGCGCTCAAGTCGGACATCGCAAGCTTGCAAGACAATCTCCAGACAGCAGAAAAGAGCGAGCGCGAACTCGCCGCGTCGTTGGCAACACTCCGCGACCAAGCTACGGAAATCCGAATCAACCAAGGCGTTCGCAATCCCTCGCACCGCGAATATGAGCTCACGCAGGAAAAGCGGGCGGTCGAAGCGGACCTCACCAGCCTGCGCGGAAGCAATGCCGCCGCTTTGGAGGCTGTGACCATGAAGATCGGCGGCCTCGATTCTGAGATTCACGACCTGGAGGTATTCGCCTCCCGCGAAGAGCAACGGCGGCTCGGGCTCGAGCGCATCGCCGACCTGAAACGGCAAGAGCGCCGGCTGGCCGGAGAGTTCGAGGATCTTGAGCGTCAACTCTATCTCTGCGACGAGTTCACGCGCCGCAAGGTCTCGATGCTAACGGATCGCATCAACTCTCGGTTCGAGCTCGCGCGGTTCAAGCTCTTCAACGTTCTCGTCAACGGCGGCATCGAAGAGTGCTGCGAAGTGAGCTTCGAGGGTGTTCCCTGGTCGTCTCTCAACACCGGGGGCCAGGTCAATGTCGGCCTGGACGTCATCCGGACGCTCTCGGAGCACTACGGCATTGCCCCGCCGATCTTTATCGATCATTCCGAGAGCGTAACGAGGCTTATCGAGACGCCTGGACAGCAGATTCAACTTATTGTTTCGGAGCCGGATAAGAAGCTCCGTATGGAGGAAGCGAGATGACGGAAAAGAACCCAAGCAAAGACCTCGCTCTCGTGAAGCGCGACATCGTGGACGTCGTCACGAAACGTGTCACCGACCTTGTTGGCGACGGAAATCTCCACTTACCGGAGAACTACTCAGCCGAGAACGCGCTCATGGGGGCGTGGCTGAAGTTGCAGACCACCAAGGACAAGTCTGGAAGGTCAGCACTCAGCGTATGCACCCACGACAGCGTCGCCAACGCCTTGATGGATATGATCATTCAAGGTCTTTCACCCGTCAAAGATCAAGTTTACTTCGTCGTCTACGGCGACAAGCTCGTCTGCCTGCGCTCGTATTTCGGTGATGAGGCTCTTCTACAGCGCGTCTATCCGGGAGCCAGGGTCTATGCAGAGCCGGTATACCGCGGCGACGAACTCGAGTACGAGATCGTTCGGGGGAGGAAGATGGTAACGAAGCACAAACAGAAGCTCGGCAATGTCGGCGATCTGAAGAGTATCGTCGCCGCCTACGCCATCATTGAGCCAGGCGATTCGCATGAGTCCCACTGCGAAATCATGACGTTGGACCAGATCCAGAAGGCGTGGAGTCGGGGCCAGAATTGGCCGGCGAAAGACGGGAAGCAAAGCGCGCACACCGATCACCCGGAGGAATTCGTCAAGAAGACCGTAATCGCGCGCGCCTGCAAGCGCATGATCAATTCGTCCAACGACTCCTATCTCGTGCGCGCATTAGAGCGCCAGGAGCATCTCATCGCCGAGACCGAGATGCAGGCGCGGGTAGAGGAAGAGGCGAACAAGGATGTCATCGACCTGCCGGCTGAGGGCGAGACGCCAGCACCAGCCCCAGAAGAGAAAGCACAGAAGGCGGAAGAGCCGGCGGATAACAAAGAAGAAGAGAGCCCGAGCTCGCCGGCGGCGCGTTTCATGGATCTTGTCAACGAGTGCGAACTCAACCCCTCGAAGGCGCGAAAGCTGATCGCGTCGATACGTAAGGTGAAGGACGTGAGGCATGTTGGGAACGAGGACTACGCCGCAATTCTCGCCGACACGGAAGGCTTCCTGGGGCGCTACCGTAAGCAGTATCCAGCGTCGGGCACACAGGCGAAATTGGGCGGGCCTGGGTTCTGAAAATGTTTCGGCCTACGGTCAAGGTTGAAGCTCAGATCAAGTCAGCGTATCGACGCATGAGCACTGAAGCGAAGTACCGACCATCCGCCCCATCCGACGGGTTTGGAAATATCACCGCACCGATCGAACGACTCGACCTTGAGGCAGAAGCCGGGAAGTACGTAGATCAGTGGTGGAACGAAGAAGACAACTGGGAGTTCTTCATTGGCTGTTGTGATTTTCGCACACGCTCGGCCACGATCTTCGCCATAGAGGCCGCGCGCCTCATGTGCGGAGGATTCTCTGTTGGGGCTGCGTTGAAGTTGATAAGCATGGCGGCTGGTGAACTTAAGAATGTCCTGTCGATAGAGACGAAAACACCCAAACCTAAACGCTCGGCGATTAGTGACTCGCTCCGATACAGAATCATGCGGCGCGATCGGTTTTGTTGCGTCCTTTGCGGCGCTACCGGAAAAGAAACACTGCTGGTTATAGACCATATCGTCCCTGTTTCCAAGAACGGAATGACGAGAATTGATAATCTGCGCACGCTTTGCCAGAGCTGCAATCAAGGCAAGGGGGCGAAATTAGAATGATCTTCTCCCCCATCTCCAGCTCGAGCGCCGGCAATCTCTATCTGCTCGAGGAAGGCGACGGGCGCCGGATCGCTATCGAGTGCGGGCTCCGCTACTCCGAGATGCAACAACGGCTCGACTACCGCGTGACCGAGCTCGACGGTGTGCTGCTCTCACATTCCCACGGCGATCATGCGCGGGCGCTGAAGTGGGTGCTGAGCGCTGGTGTCGATGTGTACGCGCTGCGACAGACCTTCGCTTCGCTCGGGCTCGCTGGTCATCACAACGCACACGCGGTCGCACCTATGACGGCGTTCAAGATCAAGGGCCACTGGCGAGTTCTTCCGTTCGAGCTCCGCCATGATGTACCAGCCCTGGGCTTTCTCGTCCAGGCCGGCAAAGAGAAACTGCTCTACATCACGGACACGGCATATGTGCCTTACCGTTTCTCGGGGCTCACCCATATCGCTATCGAAGCCAACTATTCCGAGGCTCTTCTCCGGGAGAGCGACGAAGTGGCCAGTCGCAAGATGCGCGCGCTTCGATATCACATGTCCATCGAGCGCGTACTAGGTCTCCTCGCGGTGACCGATCTCAGCAAAGTGAGAGAGATCCATCTGCTGCATCTGTCCGATGCGCACAGCGACGCAGAGCAGTTCAAGCGGCTGGTCGAGGAAGCAACGGGAAAGCCTGTCTACGTTGCCGACGCCAGCCAGGAGGCAAAGCATGAAGAAACTCTATAAAGGTATCTGTGGGAATGGCGACAGGAAGGTCTACGTCACCTTGGCGAGCGGGGCGAAGCGCGAGCTCAAGCATCATGTCTGTCACTCACCTACCGGCTTCTCCTGGGGCTATCACGGCAGTGGGCCCGCCGAGCTCGCCCGCTGCATACTCTGGGATCACCTCGGCTTCGAGCCCCATCGCGATCTCTATCAGAAGTTCAAGGTCGACTACATCGCTACCTGGCCGACAGACCAGGACTGGATCTTGAGCTCGGACGCGATCGAATCGTGGCCCCATTTGAACCGGGAGCTTCCAAGGGGCGTCTTGTCGCCTCCACCGGCTCCAGGAGGCAAAGAAGCGGCATGACGCCGGCTCCAATTTCTGCGCGACTGGACGAGATGGATTCAGCTCTCTATTCACACATGGCCCAGCGCAGACTCGACAATTCCGCCGAGAATGCCCGGTGGTCGTCCGGGCCGGGCAAGAAGAACGGGAGGTGACAGAGGATGACTGAAGAGAAATTCGTGACATTGGACAACGCTGAGCGGCTGAAGGAAATCACCATTATCGCGTGACAATGAACCGTCCAAGCTTCCAGTTCTACCCGCAAGATTGGGGCGACGACCCAGGCCTCCAAATGTGCTCCCTCGAAGCGCGAGGTCTTTGGATTGAGATGATGCGCCTCATGCACAAGGGGCAGCCCTACGGACACCTTCAGCTCAATGGTGCCGAGCCCGTGGATCCCCGCCGACTCAGCCTCTACGTGAGGGCTGATGAGGCCACCGTTACACGAGCGTTACAGGAGTTGGAAAACAACCACGTGTTCAGTAAAAACGAGGATGGAATTATCTATTCTCGGCGCATGGTTCGGGATGAAGAACAAAGACAGCTCACGCGTAAACGTGTTAAGAAGCATAGAGTTAAGAAGAAAAAAAGTAACGGGGATGTAACGCTAAAGAAACGCCGTTCTTCATCTTCATCTTCATCTTCATCTTCTGTTACGAAGATCCCTACGGGATCTTCTACAGGTGAATCGGCGGACGCCGATTCCTGGCCGAGTTGGTACGCGGGGATCACCTGGAACAAGAAAGCTCGAAAGGTGGAGTTCAGCGAAGATGCAAAACGCGAGCTCGCCGCACACCTAACGGAGATCGCCGAAGAGGAGAACCTGCGGCCATTGAATCGCCAAGAACTACAGCGTGGATGGGGGCGGCTCAACGGCAACCTTTTGCGAAACCGCCAGTGCCGGGGGCCGAAAAGCTTGCCACCGATCGTCGTCAATTGGTTCGAGAACGATCTACGCGATCCAAACCGAATCCGGGGGCCAACCGCGAAAAGTCAACGAGCCAACGACGCGTTTGACGAGGCGATCCGCAAAGCAGAGGAGGAAGAGCGTGGAGGAAAAGTCGAGTAAGTCCCAAGCCATCAAATGGCTCAGAGAGCTCAAGGAAGCCATCCCGAAAGGAGCCGATAGTGTATCAGCAAAGACTCTCGATATTTGGGGCGCCCGGCTGACCAGGGTCTCGCAGGAGGTCCTCGTCGCGGCCGCATTGGTGCTCATCGAGCGGCATACGTTCTTTCCCTCCCTGGCTGAGATCCTCGAGGTCTGCCGGGAGATCACCTGTGAGGGCCGGATCCCCAGTACCGGCGAGGCCTACGAGGAGGTGACCACGGCCATGCGGCGAATCGGTTACTGGAATCCTTGCCCCGAGTTCTCCCACCCGGCGGTCGGCAAGGCGCTCCGTGCGATCGGCGGATGGAAATATCTCTGCTCTTCCGAGAATAGCGTCTCCGACCGCGCGCGCTTCTACGAGTCTTATGAGCGTCTCCGAGAGCAGGCGTACCGAGAGGAGACCATGCCCGATCTTTCAAGGGAGATTGCAGCGAAGTATCTCAAGCGCCTCGAGGCGAATGCTGCGAGCACGGTTACTCGCACAGATAGAGCGAGGCTTCTCGGCAGAAAAGAGGTGGCCTCACCAAGCAGGCCCCGCTCGATCCATCAGACCATCGTGAGCATGAAGCTTCTCGGGGAAGAGATGACCGACGAGCAATGGGAGGAGCGCAAGAGCAAGCTCAAGGAGAGTGCCGGTGTCGCTTAGTATCTCCGAGCTCTGCCAGGCGGCGCAGGAGCGCTGCGAGAAAGCGCTGGATGTCACCGGCGACGACCGACGGCTCTATCTCCACGACGCGATCGTCAAGCTGTTCGCCGCTTTGGATGTCTACGCGGAGCCCCGGCCTGTGCGCAGGGAGGAGGTGGCTCGCCTAACGAGCGCAGGAGGCCGGGGCGCATGAGTGACTGGTCCTGCCGCGAATGTCACGGCAAGGGGATGCTCTGGAACGAGGAGCGGCAGGCCATGGTCCTGTGCGACTGCCCCAGTGGCGAGGCGAAGCGTCGGTATATCGAGAGCACGTCGGAGGGGCAGAGTGCGGCACGTCGGAAGTCGGGCAAGGGAAAGAAGCGAGACCAAGAGCAGGATCCCATTCCTTTTTGAGATTGTTCATGACGAAGACAGAAGGTGCGTACTTGGCAGGAATTATCGACGGCGAAGGCTATATAGGATTGTCGAAAGAAGGTTACCTTCGCCTAGTTGTCGCATCCACCACCGAGGAGCTTGTGTTGAGGCTACAGCGGATCACGCGTCTTGGCACCGTCCGGCGTCATGACCGACGTGATGGCATACGGAAGCCTGCATTCTACTGGCGTTGTTTCGGCCGGGAAGCTGCGGTCATTCTGAATATGATAGAACCGTTTCTAATCGTCAAAAAACGGCAAGTCCTTGTGGCCTATCGATCTCGTAGATGTGGACGCGGAGAACTTCAGCACTTTGTTCGCGAGATGCAGAGCCTAAACAGCGGCAAGGGCTGTAAGCATTCCTGTTCGAGGAACAGCCTTGAGCAGAAAAAGTGATGAGACCAAAGACGCTGCCTTCTCCAGAAAGCTTCCGCGACCGCCCTCACGACACGCGTCTACGCTACATCTCCGGCTGCCGGTGCTTGCTGTGCCGTGCCGTCAACTCGCGATACGAGTGTGGGCGTGCGGCTGCACGCCGGTGCGGCGAATGGAACGGAATCGGGCCCGCAGACCGGGCCCGCCGACACCTCAGGAAGCTGTCCCGTGCGGGCGTAGGGCGCAGAGCGGTCGCCGCTGCCTCCGACGTCAGCGCAACCATCATCCACGAGATTGGAATTGGGAGACGCCGGCGCATCCGCGCGGGAACGGAGAGGCGAATCCTCAGCGTCGATACGTCCGCCAGGGCAGACCATTCCACCGTTCCCGCCGGCCGAACCTGGCAACGGACTGGTGATGGAGTGAGCAGGAATGAAATACGCATCTAGAACGACGGTCGCCGCTGATCGATCTCGCAATGAGATCGAACGGACGCTGAAGCGGTATGGCGCTGATCAATTCGCCTACGGCTGGGGCGACGGCAAAGCCATGATCGGCTTCCGAATGAACGGGAAGTTCATCCGCTTCAAGCTGACCGTGCCGCAACAGGAGGATTTCAAGAGTACCCCGACCGGCCGACGCCGGCGCTCCAACATCACGGCGGAGAAAGCTTGGGATCAGGCAGTACGTCAGTCCTGGCGCGCTCTCACCCTGCTCGTCAAGGCGAAGCTTGAGTCCGTCGAATCCGGTATCACGGTCTTCGAGGACGAGTTCATGGCTCATATCGTCATGCCGGACGGTAGAACGGTCTCGGAGTGGGCTACGCCGCAGATCGAACAGGCATATGAGACGGGAAAGGTGCCGCCCCTACTGAGTGCGGGCACGATTCAATGAAAAAGACAAATTCACGGATCCTACAGGGCGACATCTTGGGGCTTCTACCAGGTCTACCCGAAGGCTCCGTGAATTGCGTCGTGACTTCACCGCCCTACTGGAGGCTCCGGGACTACGGCATCGAAGGGCAGCTCGGACTTGAAAACACGCCAGAGGAATACATCGAGAAAATGGTACAGGTATTCCGTGAGCTGCGTCGGGTGTTGAGGAAGGATGGCACAGCTTGGCTAAATCTTGGGGATAGTTATTCTGGTAATCCGCGAAGAGATGAAGGCTTTAACGAGCGTTGGCATGGCAAGCATTCTTCAGCAAATAAACAGGCGGGCATTGACAGGATACGGCCAAGACGGCGAACGACTCTCAAACCAAAGAATCTAGTAGGCATCCCGTGGCGGGTAGCCTTTGCCTTACAGGCGGACGGCTGGTGGCTCCGCTCCGACATCATCTGGAGCAAGCCGAATCCGATGCCCGAAAGCGTGACGGACAGGCCGACCAAAGCACATGAGTACATTTTCTTGCTGGCGAAGAGTCAGAGTTATTACTACGACGCGGAGGCGATAGCGGAGAGGGCGCGATGTACACCTCGCCCAGAGACTAGCCGGAACGATGGGGGAAGACGCGGCGAAGCATATAGAAACGCTGGATTGGGTGCAGGGCATAAGGGCGGCAATCTTGGGTATAATCGCCCAGAATTAGGCCGCAATAAGCGTTCCGTCTGGACAATCGCCACCCGGCCCTATCCAGAAGCGCACTTCGCGACATTCCCAGAGAAGCTGGTAGAGCCCTGTATTCTGGCCGGGTGCCCTATTGGGGGTACCGTCCTCGATCCATTCTGTGGCTCGGGCACGACAGGCGTTGTAGCACTTCGAAACGGGCGGAATTTTATCGGTATCGAGCTCAACCCTGAATACGCCGAGATGGCCAAGAGGCGGATCAAGGAAGACATGCCGCTTTTCAATTCAGAGCTCGGAGGCCGGGGATGTTGATTGACGGGAACAACGACGCGGTCGAGTGGTGTGAGCACCCCTCCGGTCTAGCGGTGCCAGCTCACCTCATGAAGAGGTTGACGGCCGTTGACCTGTTCTGTGGAGCCGGGGGCTTCAGCCTCGGCCTGCTCGAGGCAGGCTTCCACGTGCTCGCCGGCGTGGACAACGACGAGAACTGCCTGCTGACCTACCTGGTCAATCTCGGCGCTGACCGTGTCGACATACGGTTTGTCGAGCCTGAGGACGAGAAGCGCTTGGAGGCGTTCATGCAGAAGCACATGCTGAAGAAGAGCGAGGGCGGCCTCGTCGAGATGGCGTGCGTATCGGGATCGAACCGGCAGAACTGGGGCCCGCCTGGGTGGGAAGGCGTACCGGTCTACTGGTTCGGCGACGCGTCGAAGCTGAGCGGTAGGCGCATCCTGGAGTCCATCGGCCTCGAGCGGGGCGAACTCGACCTGGTCGTGGGCGGGCCGCCGTGCCAGGGCTTCTCCTTCATGGGAAAGCGGCAGGTAGCCGACCCGCGGAACAACCTCACCTTCGAATTCGCCCGGCTCGTGACGGAGATGCAACCCCGAACGATGTGCATGGAGAACGTCCCCGGCATCGTGAACATGGAGACCATGGATGGCGGGACGGTCCTGGACGAGCTGTGCCGCATACTCGAGCGCGGGGACTTCGGCGAATTCGAGGCGATCCGAAGCCTGATGACGGGCGAGGAACGGAGGCTCGTCAAGCGAGGAGCCGGAAAGAAAGGCCGGGACAAGCGACCAAAGAAGGAGGCCGGAGGACAGCGGCGTCTCTTCGAGGAGGGCACGGTTCAATGAAAAAGACCAAGCGTAGAGACGAAGCGAAAAAGCTCAAGCGGCTGCGCATCCGGTGCCAGATGTGCGGCCAGGCGCCGGCGGTGCGTTACAACGGGATCGGCATGGCCGTCTGCGGGAAGAGTCACGAGCGGAAGAAGAGGTGGTGAAGCCATGGCAAGGCAAGGTGAGCACGGCATCACATGGACCGACGAAACCTGGAACCCGGTGAGAGGATGTGAAATGATCCATATCGGTATCGATCCCGGCAAATCTGGAGCTATCGCCTCTATCGACGAAGACACCATGGAAATCGATATCCAGCCGATGCCGGTAATCAAGGCTACAAAATCTCGCACGGAATACGACCTCCTCGAGATCCGCAACATCCTCGAACTGGCGCGCAGTCATGGCTATCTCTTCGTCACCGCCGAAAAGCTCCAGCCGCTACCGCCAAAGCTCGGCGGCGGTATCATCACCAACTTCCAGCGCGGCTATGGACTCGCTTTACTTGAGGGCATGCTCACTGGAATGGGAATCCCTTATCAGCTCGTTTTACCAAGAGCGTGGCAGAAAGTGATGCTCGCTGGCACAAGTGGGAAAGACACGAAGCAGAAGAGCATCATTGCCGCGCAACGGCTCTTTCCCGGGCAGAGCCTGAAGCGGACAGAGAAATGCCGGAAGCCGGATAGTGGATATTCGGATGCCCTGCTCTTGGCGGCATTCGGGATGAGGGTACACGGCATCGTCAGAGACGCTCTTGTGGCAGATCACCAAGTGTAGGCGTGAGGAATGGTCTACGTTGATGACTACCGAGCGCCGTTTGGCAGGATGAGGCTATCACACATGATGGCCGACACCGAGGAAGAGCTGGAGGAGATGGCCCGAAAGCTCGGCCTCAAAAGAGAGTGGAAGCAAAGCTCCCGCCGCTACGTACACTACGACGTCTGCGAGGCGAAGCGCCGAAAGGCGATTCGGCTCGGGGCGAGAGCTGTTACCTTTCGCGAGCCGGTTCACATATTTCACTCAGCGCTCAAAAAGAAGCGATGAAGTTCGAAGTCAACCCTATCAGATGCATGATCAACGCCCGGCTGAAGACAGTCGGTCTGGGCAATTTCGGCTTTTTCGCAATGTTGGAAGGTGAGGGTGTGGAAATGAAACGGTTCCCTGTTTTGCTCACTCATTGGGAGCGTGACCAATACGAAGACTGCCCTGAGTCTATCCCCTGGGAGCTCATCGAGCCGCACGAGTGGCAGGCACGGAGAAACCACTACCAGAGTCTCGAACGGCTTGCGGAGCGCGGCGGTCTATCTCCTGACGAGCTTGTGGCAGTGATGGAAGGCAGGGGATGGAGGCCGATGACAATGAGAGACGCGGTCAACCGGCTGAAATATATTTTAGGGTGGTGACGAATGGCTTCTCGGATTAAGCGCGTTACAAGAATTGTAAGGAATTGGCTAGACATGGTCGTCATGTTAATACTCGCCGCTATTGCGCTCTATTTGGTGAGACCTGCGAAACGGCGGGGGATTCGGCGTGGAAGGATATTCGTTCGGCAGCGAAGGAGACATGAGCCATGATTCTATTCGGCCGCACGAATGCCGCTCTCATTAAAATTGGTATGAAGACGGCCACGAGGCGCAATACCGCGGCGGACTCGCCGGGCCTGGCAGGCGCCCGGCATATAAGAGCGGATCGGAGTTGATAATGGGAATGTTTGATTGTATTGGAAGAGAATGGAAGTACGAGGAATCCTGAAAATTGAACGGATCTTCAATGCATGTTGGAGAGATTGAGTTCTCGCGGCTCGGCGTCACTCGAGGAAAACGTCAGCCGCGAGAAGCCCGCGCTGGGGGTTAGGGGTGTGCTAGACCATAGGCCAGATGTGGCATGCTCCAACGTAGCCCAATCTGGTAGCGCGGGGCCCGCGTCGGCCCGAGCGATGGGTGGGCCGTTAAATGCCGGTGGACGGGAGAAGGCGGTACGTTCACCGCGTTGGGGGAATCCGGCAGCGCGGGCAGCCTGCGCCAGGATTGGAGTGGATGTTGAGGGATCACGCCCTCGGCTACCGAGGCCGGTATCAGTGGCAGTCCGGCAGCGCGGGCACGCAGAGGAGATGACCAAGAGGGCGAGGGGCGCGCATTCGTCCGGGGCTTTGCCGGGCGTCGTACCGGAATCACGCGCGAGGAGGTGAAGCGATGGCAAGCTGCAAAGGGTGCCGACGTTGGCCAAAACAAGGGCGTATTTACTGCACGATAGGCGCTGAACTAATTGGTTGGTGCCGGCGGCGCAAGAACAATCCCGAGCTGCGTGAGGCACACGATCTCTGCGACTACTACACCAGCGCCAAGTACGATGGCTGTACGGGTGTCCCAGATGGCTACTGGGGCATCTGCTGCGAGGAGCACGACGTGTTCTACGAGCAGGGTGAAGGCGGCTATTACGGTCGGCGCCTGGCGGATCGGATATTCCGGGATTGCGTTTTCAAGCGCGTGATGGCGCGCACAGGTTCCGAGCTGCGGGCGTATATCCAGAGTCGCGCCATGTACGCCGGCGTGCGCGTCCTCGGCTCGCCTTGGTGCTTGCCGCTCTGGTTATGGCCGAGGTGGCGAAAGCGGGCTCGGTGGGGATTCGGGAGGGAGGAGAAGCATTGAAGAAACCGAACTGCTACGAGTTCAGGCACAGAAGGGATATCCCCGGCGACGCTCATTCGATGTGCTCGCATCCAGAGATCCGAAAGACTGGCCTTGATGATAATTACATCGCAGCACTCGCACAATCATTCATGGGAAAGGCGTCAGGCGCGGCGGTGGAGCTTGGGATACGTGGGGGTGGGTAGACCTGGCCGGCGAACTTCAACCCAGCGTTCCTGACGGCGTGCAATGGGTTTGAGTCGAAGGAAACATGAGCGAGCCCGAGTGCCACGGCGAAAGAAGGAGCCGTGCGCGGAGTACTCCAAGTTGAGAAAGAAGCTCCAGAATTCCGAAGCACGGGAAGCGATGCTCGCCAGGGGTGTTGACAACCTGGTCGCCGAGGTCCGGCGGCTCAAGGAGCGGGAGAGGAAGCGGATGAGAGATGACGCCGCCAGGCGGAGAAAGACCAGAAAGAAATGATACACCGCCCTACCCCTGAGCAGATCCGCGACCAGGAACGTCGTTGGCGGCGCTTCATGTGGGAGCGGCGGCGTAAGAGGGAGGCGGCGCAAGAGGGAGGGGGGCGGCACTGTCGCTCCCCCAACTCCCCGGCGGTTATAATGGTGCTGTACGGAGCAAGGTGAAGAGATGGCGAAGAAGAAAGCCAAGAAGACGACTAGGAAAAAGCCGCTCCCGAAGCAGATAAGAATCACCTGCAAAGGCGCAGCGATGGTGCTCCTTTGCAGTCTACAGCACTTTCAAAGCAACCTGAAGACGCTGAGTGAGAAGGAGTACGCGAAGCTCAGAAAAGCCATTGAGACGAGCGGCTTCTCTTTCCCGCTCTTCGTCTGGCGAGACAAGCGAGGTTGCCATAAAGTGATCGATGGTCACCAGCGGCTGTTCACCATTCAGCAGATGATGAAAGAGGGCTACACACTGGCGGGCGGCAAGTTGCCGGTGGCTTGGATCGAGGCGAACTCCGAGAAGGAGGCGAAGAAGAAAGTCTTGCTCGCCGCTTCGCAATACGGGAGGTACACGGAGGAGAGTGTCTATGAGTTCATCGGCGAGGGCGGCCTCGACTTCTCGGAGTTGAAGCTTGAGATGGATCTTCCGCAGATTCACATGGGCAAGCTGGAGGTGGGTTGGTTCAAGGACGAAGCGCCAGAGATAGAAACTGCGGATATTAGACACTGCTCTTGGGAGGAACTTAAACCAACACGAGAAGAAAGGGCGAAATTGAAGGGGAAGCGCTTCCTTGTGGAATTCTCAGGAGGCAAGGATTCGACATCAGCCGTATTGTGGGCTAAGAAGTTTTATCCAGAGAGCAAGATAACGTTGTGCTACGTTGATATGGGCGCGGACTACGTAGGTTTTCATCAACATCTAGATAGCGTCGCTAATTGTTTGGAGTGTGAATTGGAGGTATTACGGTCGGAGCTGAATATAATAGATGTCTTTCTAAAAAAAAGGGAGTGGCCGCATCATACCCACCCCTATTGCCATAATTATCTGCATGGCCCTATGGATGTGCGTTGGTTGAGAGAAGCCCCGAAGGACATCATTATTCTACGAGGAGGGAGATATTTAGAAAAAGCGGCGCGAGCGAAAAAACAGGCCGATCGATTCCTGACTCTGAAGCGCATGCCAGAATATTTGTTTTTTCAGCCGTTATACTTCACGAATAAAAATTTAGCAGAGCAGATGTTGCGCGAAGCTGGTTTGAGTATATGGTGTGGTTATGAACGCGGTTTGGGCCGTACAGCATGCCGCATCTGCCCTGGACAGACGCCAGCCACCTATGCGGCCATACGTCGTAATTATCCTGATGTGTGGAAAGAGTTGTTGTGGCTGGAAAAAAAATTAGGTGTGGGCTATTGGAGTTCATGGGAAGGCGCGCCTAAGTGTTTTGAAACGTTGGCCGACAAAGGAGAGAACGGATGTTCCTCATAAGTAAATGCTGCGCAGGTGTTAAGTGTCGCTATAGAGGTAATGGTTATTTTCGGAAATTGTTGCTAGAGTTGGGTGAGAGGGAAGATTATGTGGCGGTCTGCCCAGAGATGATGGGAGGCCTAACCTTACCACGCGAGGGCTGTAATGTGGAGGGCGATCGTATTATAGGAAGACGCACGCGACGAGATTATACCACCCATTACAAGCTAGGGGCGGAAAGAACTTTGGCTTTATGTCAGAAGTTGGGCATAACAAGGGCGTATTTACTGCACGATTCACCTTCATGTGGCAAGAATTATGGATTGACGGCACGACTATTAGAGTCGGCCGGCGTTGATGTGATCTCTATATAGATTTCGAGAAGAGAAATGGCCAAGAAGGCAACCAAGAAGAAAGCCCCACAAAAGCGTAAAAGGCGCCCGACACGGACGACCAAGAAAAAGGCTCCGCCCAAGCATTCAAGGCGCTCGACAAGATCGACAGCAAAAAAAAGAGGGCGCTTTCTTGAGAGCTATGCCGAGACAGGCAACATCACCTATTCAGCGAAGAGGGCCGGCATTGACCGGACACTCCATTACCTCTGGCTCAAGAAGGACAAAAGCTACGCTGAGAAGTTCGACTCAGCGCGAGAGGAGGCAGCGGATCGCCTCGAGGGGGAAGCGCTTCGTCGAGCAGCTAAAGGCGTGGACGAGCCAGTCTTCTACCAGGGCGAGATCTGTGGACATATTCGGCGCTACAGCGACACGCTGCTCATCTTCTTGCTCAAGGCGACGA